CGTGGGATCGGTACTCGCGAACTGCGCGCTCGAGGCCGTCAAAATGCCATAGGCGCCCGCGAGCCAGCTACTGCCGCCGGTGGTGACCGCCATGGTCGTCGTGGTGGTGTTGCGCCCATCGTAGGTGAGTCCTGAGTCGACAAAGAAGTAATCGTAGAGGGTCGCCGCTTCTCGAGCCGCGAAGCGCTCGATGTAGCGCACCGTGGCGCCATTGATCGTGCGCCGGACGATCACGTAGGTCGAATACCCGCCGTTCTCGGGCACCACGCACACATCCTCGAAATAGCCCGCCGTGGTCCAGCGCGCCCAAGCGGTGACCTGCTGCTCCGGCAGGTACGCGCACACGCATAAGACCCCATCGGAGCGCACCACGTAAAGTAACCCAAAGGGTTCCGGCGAGAACGCCATCCGGGTCGCCGTCGTGCCTTCGGGGAACATCTGACGGGCGAACACGGTGAGCTCGGTGCCCACAAATTTGTCGTACTGGAACTGGTAGGCCAAATCCCGGATCTTCCGCCCACCCCACTGACAGTAGATCACCGTGTCCCCGGTCTGCACCGAGGGGATCGGCTGCTCGCCGTAGTAGTTCTGCGGCAAGAGAGAAATGTCCGACGGCGTGATCGCGCCCACGGAAGTCGAATGCGTGATGCGCCAGATCTGGGAAGCGGTGCCGACCAGCAGGTCATTCAAGGGAATCAAGTCCACGATCGGATTCTCGCGCCGCGCGTTGATCGTTGCGGTAATTCCATCCGTGTCGACCTGGGGGGTGGAGACCCCGAAGTTGATGTATACGGAGGTCTGCGAGGTAAAGAACGACTGCGGCTGACCCGAGCAGCCCCCGAAAACCAGTCGGTCGTTGAAGTACACGACGGTGGCGGGATAGCCTTGCTCCGGGGAGAACGAACCGAACGCCCAGTAGGTCGACAAGCACAGGCTTTTCAACGGCGTCGATGCTCCCGTCACCAAATCCGGCTGACTCAAAGTTCCCGTGACCTGCGCGATGTACACGCTCGCGCCCGAGGCGGGAGCGGTGTAGAAGGTCAGCGAGGTAGCCCCCTGATTGATCGTGTAGGTACTGGGGTCTTGAAAGACGCCGCCGACCGTCACGTAGAACTGATTCGGGTCCGCGGTGGTGATGCCGGTCAGGAACGGGAAGGTGTACTGAGTGCCCGTGCCTGCGAACGTGAAAGGCCCGACCACGGTCTGCGGTCCACCCACCACGGTAGGGGGAAAGTTCGAGTAAATCCCCTCGTAGGACTGCACCGTGGCAACGACTTGCGTGGGGCTCAAGTACTCGGTGATGAGGGCGACGCCTGCGTTCCCCGAGACGAACTGCCACGAAACCCCGGCCACGTCCGCGGTGACGGTCGACACCCCATTGCCGTCGTTCTGCGTGCCTTGCGTGTGCACGGGTTGAAAGGCACCCGTGGCGGTGTTGCTCGTGGAAGCCTTGGCGTTCACGCACAGGTAAATCTTGCCGTTGCTGCGGCAGTATTGACCCACCGGGGACACCGAACCATTGGCGATGTTGGTGTCCGCCTGCCAGGGCTGAATGGATGAGAAATACTGCTCCTGGATCGTAAAGAGCGAGCCCACGTGCGTGGGGAGGAAAATGTTCGCATTGGCCGTGAGCGTGACCTCACCTTGAATGGCTGAGGCATACACCGTGGTCTGCCCGTCGGTGTTCAAATCCTGGAACGGCCCATTGACGTACGTGGGCGCGGTGAAGTTGAAACTAGTGGTGGTTTCCCGCGTGAGCTCATAAGGCGGGAAGGTCGTCACCACGACATTGAGCACATCGGCCGACTGCGCCCAGCGCAGGTTCGGCAGATCATTGAACGTGTACGGCGTGACGATGCCCGTTTCGATCGTCGTGCCGTTCGCGAAGATGTTGGTGAATCCTGCCGCGAATTCGCAGACGTAGGACTGCTCGTTGTTGTAGATGAAGGGGATCAGGTACGAGCCGTTGGGTGTGGCACTCGCACAGGTGGCGATGTACTCGAGTCCCGGCCGGTTACTGACCGCCCCTTCGGCGCGCACGAAGAAATTCAGGCAGGTGGAAAGTGCGCTCTGGTAGAAGCTCGCATCGGTGCGATTCGCCGCGATCGGGCTGCACTCGCCCTTGACGAAGCTGACCTGGGAGATGTCCACGCTACCATCTCGCTTGAACGGAAGGACTGTCGCGCTCGTTGTCCTGCTGGAATTCGTTCAAGACTTGCGCGAGGGCCTCGAGGCGCGCTTGCTTCGCCATCGCCTGCGCGTACTGCACCTTGTTCGGGTTCGCGGAGCGCAGCGTCATGCCGACCTTGTGGGCGATCGACCAGGCCAAGGCATCCGAGAACAGCACGTCGAACTGCGCGGTGTTGGTCACGCATTGTATGTAAAACAGGTACAGCGGCGTGGCAGACGTGGCGAGGATGTCGCACACGAGCATGAGATCGCCGGGATTGGCCGTGCTCTGCACGATCTTGTAGGGGATCTTTTGGACCTGCGGGGCGATGCCGATCGAGCCCTGCCAGTAGTTGGTCCAGTAGGAGTTGCCCGACCGTTGGCCCGCGTAAGTGGTGATCGCGATCGCCTGCAGGCAGTCGTTCGGATACACGTAGCCGTACTTCCACCCCGGAAAAGCGTACTGCGCCCCGATCGTGCCCGCGGCCCCCGAGGTGCTGGCATCGCTCGCCAGTTGCGCGCTCGTGTAGGCGAAGCTCCACGGCGCCATGCGCAGGAGTTCATCGCGGCACTTCGGATACCAGAAGCCACAGGCTTTGGCCTGCTCGTTCTGATCCGTGAACGCTTGGATTTGGTTGCTGATCCCGAGATATGACAGTGCCATGTTGGCGATGTCGACCTCGGCTAGGGCGGAAACGGTGGTCACGACGGACCCTTTACGAGGGCACCCGGGGGACCGTGAGCCACTGTCCAGCGACCGTGCAGGTGAACACCGTGGAGGTGTTCGCCGGCATCGTGATCGCCGCGTTGGCCGCCAAAGAATTGATGGTTTCCGTGCCCGTGCCGCCGGCATTCGGGAACACCAGAGTCGATGAAGCGCTCGTGTTGTGCACCGTGATCTCAAGCCCAGGCGCCGACACTGGCAGCGTCGAAGAATACCCGGCGCCAGCAGCGGTGATGTTGACGAGCATGTTGGCGATGGCCGTGCCGCTCGCCTGGGTACCGGTGGCATTCGCCGCGATGGTCGCAAACGAGAAAGTCTGCAATGACTGGCCGCGCACGAACCCGGACGCGATGCCGTTGCAGTACCAGGCGCCGGGTGTGAAGCAGCAGTAGATGACCTCCGAGTTCGCCATCTGCGAGACGCCGGTGCTGTAGGTCACATCATCGATCGTTTCGGTGCCAGAGCCGAACACCTGCATGGGGTTCGAGCCGTGATTGGTGATGATGATGGTAAGCCCCGCGCTCGATGCGGGCAGCTTCACCGAATCCCCGGCGGTCGTCACCGTCGTGATGCGGTTCACTTCGGTGGTCAACGCGGTGGCGCTCGCCTGACCGCCGCCGGCGTGCGCCGTAATGTTGTCGGTGAAGGACTCGTTTAGGAGTCCGTTCAGCACCAAATTGAGCAGTGCAAGATTCGCGATGCCACGAGTTAATTCGTAATCCCGCACTGAAGTGCCGTCGATGTGGCCGTCGGTCAATGACACCGAAATCTCCTAGTCGTTCGCCACTTCAAGCCAAGTCATGCCGCAGGTGATCACCGCAGAGGTGAGCGTCGCGCTCGCTCCTAGGGCCACCCAGCAACCCGGCGGGATGATGATTGCGCCGCCCAAATGGACGAAGTTATCGTCGTCCGTGTCGACCGTGATCGCGCCCGTGTGCACGTGGCCGGTCACGAACAAGGACGGGCTCGCCACCGCCACGGTGCCGATTCGGTAAGCGGTACACGAGGGCGCTTGGGCGCTGCCGTAGTTCAAGTTGTCGACACCGTCGATGGCGGTTGTCGAAGTCGGGGCTGATGGTTGCGAGGCGTTGCCGATGATGCCGATCGCCGCAGCCACCGTCGAGGCCACGGTGAGGCCGTACGATACGGCCAATAGGTACGCGGTGACTCCCTTCGCCCCGTTTGCGTTGCTGCCGTTCCACAATAGCGGCCCACCCACGCCCGCAGTGGCCGTGTAGGCAGCCATCGAGGTCACGTTGGCATTCGCGGTATAAATGTTCCCGCGACCGGCGATCTGCGGCGGTTGCAGGCCTTGCAGCATGGGCTAGTACGCCGAAGCGCGCAGGGGCGGGATGTCGACCTGGCCTGCGGCCTGAATGCGGAAGCGGAAGTCCACGCGCGGCACGTCGTCGCGCCGTTCGATCACGCGGCCGTTTTCCTTGTCGTAGCTGACATTCACCGGCACGTACGGGTCATCGCTCCAGAGCGCGGGCACGTCGACTTCGAACACGTCGCCGACCTTGTTGGCTTCCGGGTGCCGCGGGCCCTTACGGAGCGCTCCGCCGATGTGGCAGTCCTCGGTCGCCTGCACCAATCCCTTGTAAGGGACCGTGCGCGGGGAGCCGACCGGTGCGCCGGACGCGCGATTGGCTTTCAGCGAATCGAGTTCCGCGAGCGCGGCGGCCAGTTGCTTGTCCTTGACGGCTTGGGCGGCATCGTTGGCCGGTTTGGCTTCGAGCGCGGCCAAGCGCGCCATGAGCGCCTCGTTCTGTTCCTGTAACTGCTTGCGGGTGAGTTCTTCGGCCATTTCTACTCCTCGAACTGCACGCCGTAGGACGTGTTGCTGGATGCGCCGACCGTGTTGCCGCAACCGATCTGGTTGTAGGAGGTGCCGAGGGCACCCCCGGAGATGCGCCACTCGCCGCCGATCGGCAGCACCACCACCCCGCCGCCGCCCTGGCTGTTCCAGTTCTGCTGGAACAGGCCCGCGGGCGAGGTCGCGCCCGTGGCGACCGTGCCGTAGGTGTTCACCGTACTGTTCGGCGTGATGCCCGGAGAACTCGACTGGATCGGAAGCGAGGTCGGGGTCGCGGGCGTGTTGTTGACGCGCGCCCAGCGGGTGGACTGCGCGACCAAGGACGTGTCCGAACCGCCCCAGGAGATCATCTTGACCGAGGCGACATCGCCCGCGGTCAGGAGGGTCAGGACGTAGTTGTTGAGGGTGGTGCTGGACGCCGTCCCGGCCACACCGACTTGAGCAGAGCTGAACTGTGCCATGGAGGGTTCCTTACTTGATGCTGAAGCCGGAGGCGTAGCCGAGCACTACCGCGTCGATGTCCTTCGCGAGCCAGGCGATGAAAGCGCCCGCGGACATCGTGCCGACCGTGACGGCCTGCACCCCGAGATACTGCTTGTACGAGGCGCTACGCGGCAGCGCGTTGATCTGGCGCGTGCCTACGGGCAGGCTCGCAATCGCGATCGCCGTGTAGTCCAGGATCGTGGTCGGCGACGAGAGCGAGCTCGAGGCCGAGGTGATCAACTGCATGTCGACCGACGTGCCGCCTAATGGCGCTGTGACCCAGTCGATGACGAGCCAGATGCGCTCGCCGCCGCCCAAGTCCCGGCTCGTGTTCACGTTGCCGGAAAGCTGCGTGTCGCCCGTGGTGAGTTCGGTCAAGTACGCGCCCAGCGGGCTCGTGTCGTAGCTGTTGGGCGCAAGGTACGTGCCCGCGGCGCCCACGATGCTGAAGCTCGAGCTATTGGCCGTGTAGGTGAAGTCTGCTTGTACGTCGCGCAAGCTCATGACACTGTCGCCTCCGTGTTGAGGATCTGGTCCACTTTGCGCAGTGGGATGCCGAGGAATTTGTACTCGATCTGCGTCAAGCCCTCCTCCACGCTCAAGGCGTAGTTGGATTTGGCGAGCGCTTGGATCTTCAGAATCGAGAACATGGTGCGGTTCATGTAGAACGCGGCGCGGCCAGCGGAGAGCGTCGGGATGCGATCGATCGCGCGGGACATGAGCGAGATCAAGTCTGCGGCGATGTTGTTCGACGTGATCGTGGTGTCGATGTTGCAGATACGCACGATGTAGCGCCAGTCGGCGACCGCGAGGCCGCACCTCCACTGCCAGTGCTCCCGGTAGGCGAGCATGCGGGCACCACCGATACCGGCGACGTTCTCCACCACTTGCAGGCCCATGTCACGGTGCTGAAGGCCTGCTTGCGAGCCCTTCGGGAAGATGCCGTAGACGCTGTTCGGTCCCCACACGACGAGGTAGATGCTCGTGTTGACCGAGCCCGACCCGCCGCCTTTGAGGATGTTTTGGCCTGAGTAGCCGGTCGAGAGGTTGTAGCGCGGCGCGAGCCCGCGAAACGCCGCCGGGGCGAGCGTGGGGTCGCCGTACGTGAACATGTTGGCGAAGCCCTGGTTCATGCCCTCGATGAAGGCATCTGCCTCACTCATGCGAAACGCGGCTTCCTCGCCGTTCAACTCGGCCACGTCCTTGTCGATTTCGAGGAACCCCT